TGCTCTCAACTTGTTGGCGTGTTTGTTAAGAGTCATACTAGTGATACAATGGAAAACATAACCCAACTCTTCATGAATCTTACGAACATACTTCATAGAATCACGAAGCGGTGGTAAACAGCACATATTTGCGCTTTCGTTAAAGTGTCGAATCAGAGTCTTCATTTCTGGCTTAGGCATATCGTATGTCTTTGCCATAGAATATTCAACATCGTTCTTGACTTCATAACCTTTCTCTTTCATCCAGAGTTTAAAGCTATGTTCCCAATCAAGAAGAACACCATCACAATCAACTAATATTATCTTGTTATTCAATTTACTTCCTTATCGTCAAAATACATAGTATTATAACACAGATCGCTGACTAAAGTCAAGGGTTTTATGCTACGAATTGATCACCTGGGTTCCATGAACAACCAGTTAGACCACCTGCTTGTAGTGCTTTCAAAGTACGAAGTATCTCTTGAGCATTACGACCAGTGTCTAGTGCGTTCACAGAAACGTGTTGAATCACACCAACTTCGTCTAGAATGAATGTTGCACGATAAGCAACTTGTTCAGAGTGTTCTTTAACACCGCAATCTCTTGCGAGTCTTAGACCACAGTCTGCGAGTAGTGTGTGTTGAATATCACCGATTAGATCATTGTCTTTCTTCCATGCGAGTTTGCAGAACTCATTATCACCACTAATACCAACTACATTAGCGTGATCAGTTAGTTCGTCAAATGCCGCAATCTCAGTCGGACAGATAAAAGTAAAATCTTTTGGATAGAAGTACACAACAGACCATTTGCCAATCAAGTTAGTATTGTTAACTTTCTCGAACTCGTTGTCTTTGTTTACGCCTGTCAATTCAAAATCTGGGAACATTTCCCCTACTGCTGATATCATATTATATCTCCATAATATATGTTGTGTTTAAAAAGAATCTCGGTTCTTTCGCTTGTTTCGTCTCGCTTCTTGAATCTTTGCTTTACGCTTGTCGTATCGCTTTGAGTCCTTCTTTACTTCAAAGTCCTCATCAATCCATTCACGAAACTTTTTACTTTTATTTTTACCCATACTACTTTACCTTACTATGATACTGGTGCTTCTGATTTCTTAGGTCTACCACGACCACGTTTTACCGCAATAGGCTCTTGGATTGCGCCCGGAAATGCCATATTAATTACGTCTGGGGCGAGATCGGGATAAGGTTGCTTTGATGTCATTCTAAGAACTAGTTTAGCATCTTCAGCATCAATCGATTCCAACATTTGAATGAACAATGACTCTTTCCTAATTCTAGCTAAGTCTTTACCTTCAGGTCGTTGCTCTACAAAGTAAGGCATCTTTCTCATCTCACGATATAAAGCACCATGCGATTCTCGTATATCAGATGGAGTATATGGTGGCTCAGTTTCTGGCAGATCAAATGTCCACCTTGAGTCACACATTAAGGCAAGAACATCTCTCAACTCTTTCGAGTTGTGTCTTTGTAATATTGCCACCTTCTCTTCAACTGTTTCAACTTTTCGGGCAGAATTGATAATCTCTGCCAGAGATAATGTAGTCATTTTAAAACTCCGTTATACATTCCATTAAATTTCTAAGTTTATTTTTGATAAAGTAATTCAGTAACTGACTACGATCATTTCCATTCTCTTCTTTCCAAATAGAAAGTATCTCTTCTTTCATTGACTGAGGTACTTCATTCAGGTCAATCAAAGCCTTGTTTCTCATGTAGTTACGTTTTACTTCATCATCCATGTTATTTATATCAGCCCACTCAGCAAGTCGCTTTTGCGTTATTGGGCGTTGTCTTATACCCATAACAAAAGCATTATCAACAGATAAGACATTTGGAATGCCATCACCTGCATCACCCTTGATGATATGTTCAGCAAGATATTTCTCTGGATTTGCATTAGAAATCCATCGTTTTCTAGTCGGGTCATACTGCTTCACATTCGCATACTTATGAAGTTGTATGTAATCTTTATCACCAGACAGAATTAGAATGGGCTCACCTGCGTTAAGCACAGTACCTTCTTCGTGCGTAATAACACCAATAATGTCATCAGCCTCACAAGTGTCCACTTGAATAACTTTATATGGGAAGAACTCTTTGAGTTCATCACGAATTGTATTGAGTGCCTGAAAGATAGAGTTCCAATCCATTTCAGATTTATCTCTAGTCTTCTTGCGATTTGCTTTGTAATATGGGTATGCTTGTCTACGCCAGTAATTCTTATCGTCACAGCATATGACAAGTTCACCATACTCAGAAGTGAACTTCTTTCGATTTGCTCGAAGTGTATTCAATATCATATGCCGAAGCATACTTACGTCAATCTCTGCGTTCTGATGATTACCTATCTGCATCATCATATTCGCAATCATGACTTGGTTTAGATCAACCAATATCATTATCTTTCTCCTAACTTAATTTAGTATTGACTACTATAACATAAGTCGGTATGTTTTGTCAAGGCAACATTCATTGCTTTTCCCAAGTTTGTTCAGAAGTTAATTTGAAACTACCCACATGATCTTGACTAGGCCATGTTTCTGGTTCAATCATACTAATAAACAAACCATCTTTTCCATCGTATAGATGATAAACTTCACCCACAACTGGCACAATATTACATCTTGCATTATACATCAATGCGGTATCTTCAGCCAGTTCTACCAGTTTAAAGTATTCTTCTTTCAATGCTTCGAACTTTGTCTCAAGTTGATGCGTTGCGCTGATACCTCGCTCTTTACTCACACTCAAAACATCTGGAACTGTGAAAGCAGGCGCACCAACATTCGTTGGATACGTCATTAGTGCAGGCGTATCAACTACATTGTCGGGTTTAGTCTTCCCAGTCTCCGAGTTCTTCATAATAAGTTTCCATATCTTCTATGAAACGATCAAATAATTCTCGTATCTTTACGCCACTTTCTTTCTCAACATCGGCAAATACAGTATCAGCAAAAGTTTGAAATGGATACTCTTTACCCTTTGTACGCCACATCAAAGCCTTTGTGGCTTCCATGATCGTCAATATGTCAAGCATTGCTCTTGGGTCTTCTTCAACATCAATACCAAAGCCTCTTAATCCCCAAACAGTTTCTCGGGCATTTAGTGTAGAGTAAAAGTCAATAAACTCTTCATCACTTTTAAACACATCTTTCTCAATAGCTTCTTGTATCTTCTTTTTCTTCTCAAATGCTTTGTTGAAGTCGATTATATTATCGCTCACTTATTCACCTTTAGAATAATCGTGTCTGCGTTTATTCTACCATCGGTTGCTGAATGTACAGTTTTCACTGCTTTGAATGCCTTCAATGCTCTCAACTTAGTCATCTTGTTGATTGAATCGATTGTTTCTTGTGGCTTGCGTAGTTTCTTTTTGAATGACAATTCATCGTCATAGTTTTTGATTGTCGTGCCTTTTACAATAAACCCATCGTTATTGTTTGTTACCAAATACTTCATGACTCTTGTCTTGGTATTGAACAAATAGACTTCAGTAGCACCAACAATGTATGCAGGGCTAATACTGGTTATTTTGTGTTCAGCAGACTCTTTTTGATATTTTACTTTCTCGACTTGCTTCGTTGCAGGTGTTGCTTTCTTAGCACGAGGCTTGCGTGTTGCTTTCTTACTCAACACATATCGCTCACCATCAGTTACAAACGAACTAATCAGATTGTAAAGTTTCTTCTGCTCAGAAGCAGATAGATGATTGTAGCCTTCGACAAGATAGTCCACTTTGTCTTCGACTAATTCTTTTAACTCTTGCTCAACATCTTTATAGTGCGATACTATATCACGAGCAGATTGAGTTGCGGCATTGATACCCTTGAGGTGAGTATACAAAGAGAACTTCTTATCAAGAACACCATCAAGGTGATCATCAATAAAGCCTTCGATGTCACCTATGATAGTATTCGTTTTCTCTTTGAGTAACTCAGAGGGGTTCTTTTTCTTGACTTCAACAGTAGTATCTTCTTCTACTTCTTCAGTCTTGAGTTCGATATTGCGTCTTCCATGACTCAATATCTCTTCTACATTATCTTGAATGAAGTCAATAGCAGATTGTTCAAGTTCTGCGCCCATCAGTTGCATTCTCATTAGACCTGCTAATGTGGCAGACACTCTCCAATCTTCACTTGCTTTGAATGTTTTTAGATCGTTGGGGCGATTGGTTTTCATCCACTCTTGCGCCCAAGAAACATACGACTTCTTCTCGTAGAAGTAGCCGTAGTGTCTCAGAGTTTCGTGAATCTTTTTGGTATAGTCTTCCGGCTTGACTGAACTCCAATCAATAGTCTCCTTACCAATATTAGCTTCTTCAGCCAACTTGGCGGCATTGCCTCTACGAGGTATTGCTCTTTTTTTAGTCTTAGCCATTTGTCACTCCATAAAATAAAAACACAGTATATCACATAGTTATAGAAAAGTCAATCTTATATAATCTCACCATTGAAGGTAACACCAAGTACTTTTTTGCCGTTGATGAGCATAACTTTATCATATCTTATAGCTTTCCAACGACTTCCATTAACATCCCAAGCAGTAAACCAATCACCTGTTTTCGTTTTATTTAGTGAATTGGGGCTCTTTGGTAAACGATCTCCACCCTTTCTTTCTTTAGAAGTGTAGTACTCAAGTAGTGTCAGTTTAATAGAGCGTATACTACCATTTACTTCAGCGTATTTCATACTCACTACCGAAGTTTTTAAGAGTTTTGACAAATCTTGACTTTTCATTTAACTTATCCTTTGACTGATACTCCATTCGGGGTGGCAACACCATTTACTTCTTTGATGCTATCCCACTTGAATGATCTCCACCCGCTTACTTCTGTATCCCAAACTGCTTGTGCAGATTCTGCACTGCGACTAGTTGCTCGGGCTGATGCTTCGCCGGGTACTATATTCTGACTTAAAGTGGCTTTCATACTTCTAGTTGAACCATCCACTTTAGTGAATATAATATTTATAACATCAGACTTTAGCTTTTCAATCACTTCACTTCTATTCATATCACGTTACCTCATTTATATAATCATCTATTTTATTAGCCAATTCAGAGTAACCACCAATGTGTTCACCCTCCCATAAAACTTGTGGAACTTGCCCTTCTTCTGGAAAAAGATTTCTAAATAGTTGTGCAGAATCTCCATCAGCTAGATCAAGATAGTCATGCTCAATTTCTAAACTCTCGCATAACTGTTTACATCTCAGGCAATTAAAACAAGTATTAATTCCGAATATTACGACCATGATATCAGGCTTACTCCTCTTTGTCAAGTCCATTCGCTTCATTAAATTCTTCTTCTGCCTCTAGGTAGTAACTTCTATAGGCGGCTATGATTGCATCTTGCTGTTGAATGAATGCTCTGGGATCAGAGTAGTTCAA